CTTTGATCATTAAGCTGCCTGTGCTGGAATGATGTATTTGTAAGTAGCAAGGCCGCTATCTAATGTGATTTGAATAGCACCTTCGTTGCTCAACGACATCTTTGTGTTGTTAACATCTGCAATCTTAAGGATGCTCAAGATTGGAAGTACTGGCCAAGTCCAACCACGATCAAGTTTACCTGCAACATTCTGTGCGAAGATAAACTCACCACCGTGTGTACTAGCATCACCGAAGATAAACTTCAAGTTGCCACCATCTGTCTTTGCTAAGAATGTTGGATGTTCATTGTTAGCACCAGCTTGGAAGTTGAAACGCTGAACAGCGGCCACACTTGGTTCGATTTCTACGTCCCACTTAACACCGCGGAACTTGACAGTTTTCATCTTTTCGTTGATGATTTCTGTTGACATAAAGCGATAATCATTTTTAAAATCGCCGTCTTTGTTTTCGAAGTGGATTCCAACTGGAATAGTTTCGCCATTACGATCTGCTGAGGTAATAGTGATCTTAGCATCTTCTTTGTACTCTGCACCGTCTAACAGATACTTGAGCTTGTTAAGCTGAGGCATACCAAATACACCTACCATATCGGGATATGGAGCAGTTGTTTCAGCTTCCATAATAACACTACGATCGTCAGCCATAGAGTTGACGATTGTTTTTTCGTTGTTGCCTGTGACTTTAACAGTTGTTAGAAAGCCTAGATTTTGTGTGTGGCTTACGATGTCTTGTAAAATATCTTTCATTTAGAGAATCTCCATGTATATTAAGATTATATTTAGATCGTGAACAGAAATCAACCCTGAAATCATTCAAAATCAAATAATTTTGAGAATGTATTGTCCGACCTTGTTGAGCTGATGTCCCATTCCAAAACACCAATAAGGTTTTCTAGCTTTTCGTCGATAACTGTAGTTTCCATTTCAGCATCGTCAAAAGGAAGATCTTTAAACCACTGTGGTAAACGTAGTTCGTCTACAGGATAAGCCACTGAGGTATAGCCCATAGGATTTTCTTTGACCTTACAAACGATCACTTTAGCACCGTCTGTAATGTTCATTGAATATTTGTCATCGTACATACGCTTAAGAGTATTCCAATTAAGGCTGGCCCGAACATGACCCGGCATGTTAGCTTTGCCAGCTTTCTTCTCTTTGTTGGCATACTCAGTGATATTGTTGGCACGTTTCGGCGAACCTTTCTCCCAACCCGGACGAGTTTTGAATTCAGTCCTAAAATCCGTGATGTATTCTAGAACTTCATCTTTGTAAACGCCATTAAGTACTTTAGTTAATACTTCGCTTAGAAAGTCTTGGATAACAACCGGGGTATCTGACCGCTTGAGGTCGAGCCCCATGGCTTTAATCTTTCCTGGTTTCCCGTCGACGTCTGCTCGCTTTCCTTCTTTGTCGTAGTAGAGTACTGCATATCTTTTCTTAGTAATGAACAGACCTTTTGAAGCGACGATTTCTCGTCCTGCTTTGATAACCTCCCCTCTGGTTTTAGGGCAGTGGAAGGCGTCTTGCATAAACTTGGGAAATGTTCCATTTACTTCTTCTCCTATGGTATCGTAAAGTTCAACAACAGATTCTTTGGTCCAAGGCAACGTACCTTTTTCTATTTCTTTCTTTAAGGTACTGTAAGCCGAAAAGTAACACGAGTCAGTATCACCATAGATGATTGCTTTGCCTACGTGATCATTAGTTCCAGTGATGATTTCATTTACTTTACTAGCCATGTGCTTGGCAATGGCACGGCCAGTGAGAGTGGTGGATTGACCAATACGATTGTCGAAGAAACGACAACCAGGATTAAGAATAGCACCATAGAGACTGTTGAGGTTAATCTTTTTAACCAACTGACGTTTGTCCCAGTATTCTTCTTCAATTTTATTTCCTGCCTTTATAGAGTCTTTTAATTTGGCCTGCATTTCTTTACGTTCAGCATACCAACGTTTTAGCAGTCCGGGAATGATACCTTCTTTTTCGTAAGTAAAGATAGTACCGTTAGCTGAAATCATCCACGGTTGATTACTTTCGAATATTAAGTCATAGATCTGTGCAGCACTAAGAGTATCATTACCGCCATCTTCCCAGTCGATGGTAATATCTCTACCAACTTCACGATTCATTACTGCGGTATATTCTAAAGATCCAAATATACCTTCCCAAGCAGAAGCGAATGATTTGCCTTTGGCAATTTCAGCGGCGATAAAATCCTTAGTACCATCTTGACGCAACTGTCCAACGATAGTTTCTGGACCCATGTTTAATGCCCGAATAGCACTAGGGTAAAGAGAATTAATATCAAGAGAACCAATCCATTCATGGATGCCTTTCTTAGGATATGCAACATACGCACCAGCGGCCTGTGTATCGCCGTGTTCTTCCATCTTTCTACGATTAGGAACAATCATTCCACGCTTATGAGCTTCGTTAATGATAGCCTGTTCAGTTACAGCCACAGCACCCATAGTTGTCTGTAACAATACTGTACATTCATGGGCAAGTGTATTAGCTAGATCTAAGAATTTTAATTTTTTATCTAGTTTATCAAGTAGAGCAGTATCTTGTCTATTGTATTCGATAAACTTTTTAAAATCGTTATTGTATAGTTGATCTAAGGTACCTTCGTAGACAGTCTTAGATTCTCCTACTTCTAATTCTCCGATAGCATCTAATCGATATGTGTGACGTTCTTCATATGTGTACTTTCTATAAAGCTCTAAAGAGTCAAGATGTACACGACCAATGAAGTCGTATGTGATAGCAGTCTTGCCGTATTTTTCGTATTCACGCTTTTTAGGAAATTGATCCCACAAACAAAAACGTCTAGTATCTTCTTTGCCTAATACTTTTGTAACACGATTAACAGTATACGGGATATCGAAACCTTCCGAGTTCCAACCACTTAGCACATCAGCATCTTCGATGAGATCTAAGAAAGTGTCCAACATGTCAGCTTCATTATCAAACAGCATGGTGTTAGGAAAATCTTCTACTGCTCTCTTAGCTTCTTCCATGCTAATTGTCTTAGGTGGAATAGCTAAACACACCATAGTGTTCATCCATTGTAAATGAACAGCAATAGCAGTAATTGGCATGAATGCATCATCCGGTGATGCATAGCCACGTTCTGGATCAAAGTCTACTTCAATATCGAAGAACGCTACGTTTAATTTAGGTGCGTCTTGATTAAGATAATTGTCTTCTAAACAACGATAGATTGGATTGATATCCGATTCGTAAAGTTTTTTATTAGAATGAATCGCTAGCTCTTTGCGATATTCTTTGACATTTTTACAGGTGACTCGACTTAACGGTTCGCCTTTGATCGATTGAAATTTACCCTTAGGATCATGGTAATAGAATAGGTGTCGGGCGGGATATTCTTTGAAATGTCTTTTGCCCTTGTCATCGCGCTCAACAACACGAATGATGTCATTGTCGCGGTCATAGAAAGCGTCTACGTAACTCATTTATTCTCCATATGCGATTTACGGCTCGCAAATACCAAATTAATCATTTATGGCTGATTAAACCTTTCTCATTTCTATTTAGCAGGTGCAAAATAGTCTACAACTTTTTCACAAAAAATAGCGAAATATAAACTACCTGCTAGAACTAACCACATTAACATTCCCATGGCTACCCAATTAAACATTATTTCTAATATTATGTATAGCATTTATTATAGCATTCTAATCAAGCCTACTGTATCGATAGTTACCAATAAGAGATAATTAGCCAACATGCCAAATGATTTCCGAGTATAACTAGCCCAAGCATACATAGCACAGCCAAGAATCCAGATAGGATACAAAATAAGTAGAGGAGGTGTGGGGACTGTGAGAGCCATGGTGATCGAGCATCCAATCGATATAGCCCATGCGATAACCTCCACAAGAAAACGGAACGGGTAACTATGCCAATCATCTTTAATCCATTCTATAGTGGGACGAAATAAGTTTCCTAACATTAGTCTTTCTCTGGTAACCGCTTAGTTACGCCTAGAATCATTTCAATCTCATCCCATTCTTCTTCATGAGATTTCCAATTATCTTTATGGGCGATTTTAATTGCTTTATTAATAATGCTAGGTTTAATCTGTAATTCTTCTGCTACTGCTTTAACAGTTTCTTTCAAACCTTCTTGAAGATCTTCAACTTCACGAAGCACATTGGAGCCTTCATTGATCAATCTTTCTAGTTTGGCTTTTTCTTCAGGACCGTACATCTTTGCCATATAATATTCTCCTTATAGAGCTATTATATAGTCATAAAAAAAGCCAGTCAATGATAGACTGGCTTTAGTTTACCAAATGGTAAATTATTTTTGGTCTTCGCTTAGTACATCGTACATTTCAAATCTACCGCCCATGCGCTCATATACCATACCTGCGTATACTTCTGCTTTCATGCTTTCGGTAAATTTGTTCTTGGCTATTCTTGTTGCCCAGGCAAACAATTCTTGATCTAAAGGATCAATCTGTTGTTGACCGCCGCTTTCGATTACTAACTTCATCATATCGCGGAAAGACATTGGAGACTCAATTGATTCTGCAACAACCTTTTTAGAAGCTTTTACAGATTCATTTTTCTTGCCAAAATACTTTTCTTGTTTAGCAGACATGCCCTTCTTGCCATCTTTCTTATCGCCGCCTTTATCAGCAGCAGCTTTTTTCATTGGCTCTTTCTTGTCGCCGTCTTTGTCAACATCTAAGAAGTCTGGCTTAGCAGCTTCTTTCATTGGCTTTTTCTTTTTGTCGTCTTTCTTTTCGTCCTTCTTAGCTTCTACCATTTTAGAAAACTTGGCTTTGAATGCTTCTGGATCGATGGATTCTTTTTTAGCCTTTTTAGATTTAGGAGTATCTTCGTCGTCCTCATCTTTTTCTTTGGTATAAGAACGCTCATGCTTTAGACCAGTAGCAGTTTTAGTCATAGTGCCATGTTGTGTCTTGGCTTTATCACCGACCTTTTTAAGATCGTCTTGACCTTCTTCTACTTTATCTTCTTTCTTTTCTTCAGCTTTTTTCTTAGCTTCGGCGATATATGTAGAAGTTCCTGCTAGAACACGTAGTTCAGCATCTTCGTTTAACTGTACAGCTTTTGGTAATACTGGAGCGGAAACAGTTTTGATTTTATCGTCCATCTCGCTGATTTTTGTGATTAATGATTTTAAGTCCATTTTCCTAATCCTAAAGGTTTATAATGTATTTATCTTTTTACAGCAGAGCCGCCACCGAAGATATTGTTGTCCATATCTAGGGCATTTTTAGCAGTCCCGTCGGGATTTTTAGCCTGCTTTGCTTTAGGAACATCCGGAGCTTTTGTACCGCTTTTTCCAGGACTTCCTGTGTAACTCTTCTTACCACGATCTTTTCCTATGGCTAGATGAGGGCTAACCACCGTTGCGACATTGCCTGCACTGGTAGCACCTGCGGTAGCTGTTTCAAAAAGTTCGTGTATTTTCATAATGTAGTATTTATTTCTTTTTGCCACTCTTCATGTTAGCGCACCAATGATACATTTTGGCCTTTTCACCAGATGCATTTTTAGCACGTTTGCGCAAGTCAGTTACAGAGCCATTACAGCTGGCGCCCGAACGTTTTACACGACCGGGTCGGCTTTTGCCTTTAACTTTACCGTCTGCGAAATTTTCAGTGAGCTTATTTAATTTTCTATAATAATCCCCACCGATGGTCATTTTTGCCTGTTTA